ATTGCGCCAGTTCCAGATGGTGCGAAAACCAGATCATCGTTGGACCTATTGGCCCTGATCTCATTTCCGCTTATTGTTATATCCTCGGTGAATAAAGGAGATGCATAAATTTCAGTGAACATGATGTTCACTTTGTCCATCGCTGTTCTTAACGGATCACCTGTTCCGTCGTTTGCTGATCCACCTAGCTCTAATTCGTTGTATGCCATGTTATACCTTTATGGGTCTCCTCACCAGTTTAATAACTTGGTTGTTTGTGTTATTTACTGTTCCTAGCAACCTAACGTTGCCGCCTGATATGTCCGCCGAGAACTCTACGGTGTCGTACACGCTGGATCCGTCACCGTCACCGTTGTCCACGCCACCGAAAACGCTGATGTATGCTGTCACACCGTCGTGCGTGACGTTGGCATCTATCAACCTGTACCTGTCCGCCGTGGCGTCTGATACCTGCAGGTGGTATTTCACGCTCCTGTACGTGTTGGCGTCCCATGTATCCACTACCTGAGCGGAAGAATTACTACCCAAGACTGTGGCAGTGGCATCGTCGATGTGGGTTTGATCAAAAAGTATGGGAGAGGTGAACCAATCCAACTGTCCTGCACCGTCCGTTTTTAACACCTGTCCACTGTTACCATCAACGTGCGGAAGTGTTATTCCGTTGATCTTGATGTAGCCGATACCATTGGCCTCCAATTCTAGATTGGCATTGCTCTGGTTGGCGGAAATCGTGTTGTCAGTAATTTGTACACCTGTTGTGCTCAAAGAATCAGTTGTAATTGTTGTAAATGTACCGGCGGTGCCGGTTGCCGACCCAATCACTGTACTGTCAACAGTGCCCTCGTTCATGTCTATGTTTGATATTTTTATTGATCCTGTTCCCGCCGGTGATAGGACCATGTCCGAATTTGTCGAAGTTGTCTTGATCACATTGTCCTTGATGTTGATGTTTGAGTCAACGGTCAGTGATGAATCTATAGTGACCTGTGCTGTACCAGATGTGGATATTTGTAAACTATCATTGCTCTGGCTGGTACTGATCGAAGCATCTTTGATTTGTAAAGAATCTATTATGACCGAACCCGTGCCGTTTGGTACGAGTTTTATAAAATCATTACTACGGATGGCCTCTATGTTGTTGTCGTTGAATCTTATGGCAGGGAACGATATGGAACCGGTTCCCGCCGGTTTCAGCACTATGTCCGCGTTGCTCAGTGTTGAACTGATGTTGTTCTGGACTATGCCGATGTGCGACTGCACCGCGCTGGTGGCGTACAGCTCCGTGAAGTTGTTGTTGATCTTGGCGCCCGCGGTCCTGATGCTGTCACCGGTACCGTCGGCACCGCCCAATGTACCTAGGTCAATCGTCTGTTTCGCCATTTTATATCGCCTGTAGTATTAGTTTCTTCCAGATGGCAGTGGAACCGTCATAGTTGGCAGTGCAGATGTATAGGTTGGTCGCGTCCCAACTGATGGAACCCGCCACGTCGCCTGTGGCACCCGTCGCTGTTGGTGTCTTAGTGGTTGTTATAACCAATCTGTCTGCGTTGACCTGTACCTGTCCTGTCCCGTTTGGATCCAGTATGATGTTTCCGTTGGTGTCAGCACTGAGTAGTGTGTTGCCCGACATCTGTAGGTCACCCGCCAACTCCGCGAAATTGGTGTTGATCTTGGTCATCGCCGTGCGTAAAGTGTCGCCCGTCGCTGGATTTCCTGCTGTTCCTGTGTCTATAGTTAATCTAGCCATAATGTGTTATGCGTATTTATTAAATAATATTATGTTCATAGAGACGCAGAAGACCCTCAAACTGTTCAAGAGGGAGAGCAAACTGGGTGTTTGCCACACCGTGCGTCGCAACAACATCATGTACATCTTCAGGTGTGACACCTGTGGAGACACATTCAAAAAGCCCAAGAACATGATAGACCCTGACAGGATCAAAAAAGTTCACAAGCACTTCTGTAAGAAGTGTGATCTATAATCTCATCCACTGGATGTCATCGCGTCTACCCGTGATCCATCTCTGTAGGTCAGCGTATATGCCCGACTTTATGTTTGGTTGATCGAAGTACCAACGCAGGAAAGTGTTGCCTTCGAGGTATTCTCTTCGATTTATAAAGTAGAAATTTGTGCTTGGGAACCTACGGAAAGTCTGCCTCAGTTGGTACATCCATTCGTACTTGAGATAGGCCTTCATGCTCTGCCTGTCGGGATAGTTGGCGGAGTTCTTGTAGATGTTGTTCTGTATCCTACTGGGTTCCGGCATCTCCCACTGCTGTGCGCCCAGGATGTCGAATCCCAGGATCACCACGTTCTTGATGCCACTCTCTGCCGCCATCAGCACCGCTGAACAGCCTGAACCTCGGTTGTTGGAGAAGTCCTCGGTTTTGATCCGGCCGCCCTTCTTGGGGTTCCCTCCACGCCATATCCTGTAGAGTTTCAGACCACGTGGACAGTCTGTCTCGCGATCTCCGTCACAGATGTAGTTCCAACGGCTGATGTCCTCTATGCCGTGTATCTGTGTGCTCTGGTCTGTGGCATCGTGCCACTGTTTCAATTCCTCGTACATGGGAGGGTTCACCGCCACTATGTGATCACACAGTTTGGGATGATCTCTGTAGATGGCGTTACATCCATACACCACACCCTGCTCCTTCAGTGTCTCTATTGGAAATATTTTTCTTGATTCACCGTTACCTATAACGAATGCTGTGTCCATCACACACCAAATGATTCACCACAACCGCATGCGGAAGTTGAGTTGGGATTTGATATCTCGAACTGTGAGCCAAACAGTTCCTCCTTCCAGTCAATCTTGGTTCCGGACACATAGAGCAATGACATTTCATCCACAACGAACCTGCCACCCTCCCATTCCTCTGTGTAGTCGTCCTTGCTCACATCGTCCTTGCTGTCTATGAACTTCCATTCATACTTGAAGCCCGCACATCCACCACCATTGACAATCAGTGAAACCGCCCACTTGTCTGGATTCTTCTTGAGTAATTTCTCCATCTGTAGTCTTGCAACGTCTGTGATTTCAAAAAGTTTCATACTGTTAATTATCTATCCTTGTTGCCCATGTTGTTGACACCGACTGCCAGCCAGAAGCGTGAGGCATCTCGTTTCTTCTGGAAACTCATATAGGCATTCTGGTCCTCCCAATGGTTCTTGGGATTCTCTATCTCTCCACTGGGTTCAAACCACCAGCCCCACTTGCCTTCGCAGTTGATCTGACACCATTCTATGCAGTCACCCATTATACCGTTGGAATTCATGTCTATGTTGAAGCGGAACTTCTTCATGTATCCGCAATCTTCCGGAACTTCGTCAAGACCGGGACTGACTCTTTTGACTCGAACTTTTCCAAATGATTTCCCCATCACCAAAAATACTCGTCCTTGTGATCCAGCAGTTTACGTATACACACGAAATCACCGATGCTGTAGTGTTCGCTGGTGTGCTTTTTAAATTCTTCATAGTTGAACCCATCTTTTAGCGTGAACCACATGACCTCTGTCTCACGTAGATCGAACACCTTTCTTATCTTGTCACAGTCATTTTTCCAAAATTCATACGTGTGATCCAGAGAAAACCTCTCGATACATTTAAGAAAAATATTTGGTTGTGGTTTCTGAACGTAGTTCCAATCATGTTGGAAAGTACTGGAATCGTGTATTTTCTCTTTGGACCATCGCCATGCTGGTCTTATGTGTTGTAGGGGCCATGCCTTGTTCATGCTGAAATACACTTCATCGAACATGGATAGGTCTATGTCTATGTTCCTCGTGGATGCCGGGCACCATATGAGATCTACTGCGATGTAGCAATTTTTATCCCTCGCCTCGTTTATGATCTCAAGCATCTCCTCATTGGAGTGCCATGGATTCGGGAATTCCACAAGTACCCTTGAATTTTCCTCTATGCCATCGAAGAAGTTCTTGAATTTTATTTGTTTTTGTCTAGTCACTTCACCCAGATAGTAGTAATACTTGTCTGCGAGATACACCTCGTCCGTGCGGTTTAGGAAAGACTCCAAAAAATTGACATTTCCCGCACCGTAGGTAAAATTATCAAATAGTTCTAGGTTACTCAATTTCAACCTTTTTGACTCACCAATCCATCTTTCAATATCTGCTCTTGCCTTTTGAAAATCTATGTAGTCCTTGACATCTTTTATTTTGATCTCACCTACGAAATCGTCGATTTCTTTGATAACGGGTGCCACGCATCCGTTGAACATAGTTCGTGCATCGTCATACACCTGTCTGAATGTTTTTTCTCTGGGGGCATAACCCCTTACATTTTCCTTTATGGTCTGGAAATGATCGTTGGCCAACAGCCATGCCGCTCTTTTAAGTTTGTCGGTGGTCTGTGTTATCCTCATATCCAACACACCCGTGTAACCAAAGTAACAGTTGTTAGGCAAGGTACTGTTGGTCACCTTGTGATTTTTTTCATCCACTGAGAATTCTATCTTTTTGAACTCATCAGTGAAGTCTTGATCGTTTATCTTGAAATATTCCACCTCTGTGTAGGACTGCTCGTCTCCCGGATCTGCTTTGTGGTGTTTCAGTACAATGTGATTATCATCACTTAGGTACTCTTTGTCCACACTCAGCACATCCTGGAATTTTATTTCTTTACCATTGAGCCACACATACACACCGGAGGTACCGACACTCTTGATCTTCAGTGCTATTTTTTCTATAGGAAAATCAAGCATCATCTCCAGTTGTCCTCCACGAACTTGTCCGCACACTCCATGGGGTTTGGAAGACCATGGAACACGGCCACCTTGTTGCCTGGTTCTATCTTGGCCGGTGTCCTGAACCATTTTCTTCCGTCCTTGGTCAGTAATTTAGTGTCCTTGAGACCCACCATCTCCCACTTGTATGATCTGATCCACTCTTGTGGCCACCAGTTGATGTCTGTCCTGGCCCTTTTCGTTATCCAGTCTTGGTCTCCATGATTCTGTTGCATGATCTGTGCTGACCTATCTCGGAACTCGGTCCAGAGGTAATCCAACTTGCCGGCCTCCCATCTCATACAACTGGAGTTGGACAGTTTCCAGTCCTTTATCCTACACCTATTGAAATCCTGTATTATCATGAACTTACCAGCGTCGTGTGTGAATAGTGGATCTATGTTGTCGAATATCACCACGTCCAGGTCGAAGAATAATATGTTGCCCTTGATGGGCATCTCGGGTGCGAACATCCACAGTTTGCTCCACCATGATTTTATCCAGGGATCCTTGGGCAGTGGTACCACATTGATGTCTGCGTCCAATCCCGTGGGATCATCCGTGAGGCAGTGGAACTGGTAGGGCACCGTGGTGTGCCTCTTGACCATGCTGTTCAAAACATTGGCGTACTTGGGTATGTACTTGTTGCCCCACTTAACACATATTACGTGATTCATATCCTTGCTTTAACCCTTGTATTTGTATCTGTTTCCAATCTTCACTGTCTAGGGTGTAGGGGTATTCACACGAAACAAAATCACCCGTGGTGTAGATCTTTCTGATATTTAAATTGTTTTTCATCTCGTCATAGATTTCTAGAAAAGGTTTCTGTGGGAAGGCTGTCTCCATGTCCACCTGCCCCAGTTTGATGTAACCCAGTGATAGTTTGGGATCATCCCAATCAAAATTGTTGTTCTTCAACCATTCACGGAACTGTGTCATTTCCTGTTTCTTGAATGAATTATTTTCGGTTATTGTCTGTCCCCATTCGATATCAAATTCTCCCGAATAGTATTTCTGGTGGTTGATCTCACTGCACATGGCCTCTGTCATTTCAGGTGCTCCTTCATCCCTAAACACTTCATACAGTGTCTTGCCCACTTGGCTCCAGTGTAGGTACACACCTCCCAGTTCTCGATCATACCTGTTCTGTTTGAACAGTTCATAATCATCATCGTGTAGGTCATACCTAGGAGCATTAAGAAAAGTGGTTATCTGCGAAGGCCTCATCCATTCGGGGTCTACAATACTCTTCCTATGACTCAGCACCCAGTTTTCTATCTCGTGGCAAAGATTGTTCAGTTGCCTGATGGCATATTTTGTAGGCAGATCCGCTTGTTTGTAAAGTGGTGACAGTTCCCATGCCGTACCTTGTAGTTCCTCAAAATACCTGTGTAATAGATTACATGATTCGTGTTTCAATCTCAATCCGGGTTTGCTCATCTCATCACCGTCTGGACATAATCCGGTAGGCAGGTTACTGCTGTACTGGAAATCATCGACCACAAACTTATGAATCTGTTCATACGGTGGATTAAAATGGAAAGAATTTATCTGTGTTATGTTCTCGTTCAACTCTTTGACAAGATGTGATAGATCTCTTTTAGATCCTGCCCATCCAAGGAAGCAGAAATTCTTCTCTAGGATCCTTTGATTCTTTAGGTTGTCTTTTAGTGCTGATAGGAATCTTTTCGCCAATGGTGTGTCATACAGATCTATCTTGGCCTGTTTATCATCATAGGCAATTATAATCTTTTCTGGAATAAAATTATTTCCTGCTGTAGATGGCACTGTTGGCTCCGTGTTCCATACATTCCACGCTCTCCACGAAACACCTACCGTTGGTCTTCTCACGGATCAATTGATCAGCGAAGTCGAAGGCGTGCTTGGCGAACATCTCAGCACCAACACCGTCGAACACCACGATCTCCGCGAGGTCGTGCTTCTCCAGTTCCTTGAGTTTGTCCAGGTGTGGGTCATTCCGGTCCACCGCGGTCTTGTGATCGAAGTGATCCTCCAACCATTTCTTGAGGGGTTTGAGTCCCCCGAAGTCCACCGCCCAGTTCTTGTCGTCCAACTCGTTGCATCCGAAAGTGAATCTGAAAGCCAGCGAGTAGCCGTGCAGTAGGTGGCAGTGTGAATGGTCCGCGTTGGGCTGTCTGAAAACGCAGGCCAATCCTATGTTGTGTCCGTATGTCTTTGTTGAGTAGTAAGTCATCTTTTCTCCTTGTTTCGATGACTTGCAGAGTATTTATAGAGGGATGAAAGTCTTTGAGTCCTCTCGATCATCAGTTCAACTTCTTGTTCATCTTCTGATCAATCTCCAACTG